CTGCAACCGTCAAGTTGTTACCGCTCACACCAATTACGTCAGTATAACCGCTTGTCAGGTTTGCACCCAAAAGCCAACTTGTTGCGGTGTCCTGCGAGTTAAGGATTCCGTTGGCAGCACTCGGCTCCACGAGCAACGCAGGGCAGCCAGCCGTTCCTCCGCTTGTGTAGTAATCCAAGCGAGGAATCCCCGAAGCCACCGATTCAATGCGTCCAGCCGAATTGAATCGGGTCGCAGTAGTCGCACGGGTAACATTGAAGTCGCCCGATGCTCCCAATACCACACCGCCCGAAGTCGTAGCAACAGGGGTGTAGAGTTTGCCCGTCTTAAAGCGTGCAGGTACTAAAATCAGCGATGGTGTCGGCATTGTTAGAAGTTGTAAATAACTGCAAAGCGATTGAAGAGGCACCCATTAACGGCAGCCTCGGCAGCGGTTGCTCCGTCAGCGGTTGCCCTTGCATTAAAAGCACCCCAAACCCCGGCAGCAAGTCCGCCTTGCAGCATTGAGATTGGGTAGCCGTAGCCGTAGCCGATTAGCATTAGAGGAAGGTGTAACCGATGACTGAACCTGCGGAGGGCGTTACGGCAGTTATCTTGCCTCCGTTGCGCCCGCTGATTACGATGCCAGCGGATATGGATGCGCCCGACAAGTTGTAAGCGGTTAGGAGGTTTTCGCTTCCAGTTCCAGTAAGGGTTGTGAAAGTAGCAGCAGCGTTGACTACCAAGAAGTCGTAGTTCTTCCCGGTAACGGTTCCGTTGATAAACTCCATTGTACCGCCCTGTCCGAGCATTTGTTGCAATATGGGTGTAGGCATTTTTTAGCGTTTAATTGTAAATGTCTTTTATGTGGGAATTTCACAAACTGAGTGTCCGTAAGGAATCTCAAAGGTCATCGTCGCCTGCCATCCTGCGGTGCGGTCATCCCGGCTCTCTACAAACCTCGTAAGGCTCACGCTGGATGAGAGGGTCCAGTCTTCGCTTGGGTCGTTTGTAAGGCTTGAAATGAAGTCCTGTGCGATTTGCAACTGGTCGCTTAAGACCTCGTCCTCGTTATCCTGCCAGCCCAGCGTAGGGCTTCCCGAAACCACTCCGCCCATCGGCTTGATGGATTCAACACGGTCAGAAAAGTAAACCCCAACCACCAAGTCCAAAGTCCCAGCATCAGTAGTTGCCGACTGCACATCCGCAAAGACCAAAGGATAGACGATACGCTCACGGCTTGGGGTTCGCAGGTTGATGGTGTTGTCCGTTCCTATCGCCAACGGGTCGCCCGTCCCGAAGGAGTTGACCTGTGGATGGTTGTTGGCAAGGTCCAGCAGGGCTTGCTTGATTTTTATCCAAGACATAATTCTGAAGTTTCAGTATGTTTTTTTTATGCGCTCCCATCGTCAGCAGTCATTACACGCCCCGAATTGACCGTAAGGGTAGGGGTAGTCAAGGTTGCTGATTCCCATCCTCCTGTTGCGGTCCAAGACCATCCCGGTGCGGTAGTTTGTAGCGTTCGGGTAAATCGTATCCAACGCAGAAGGAGGCGAGTTCCAAAGCGGATAGGAATTGCGGTTCTCCATCAGGTAGCGAGTAATCCGCTCGGAGTACCACTCGGCATCGTTCTTGACCTTATCGGTCAGCCGGGTGATTTCCTCCATGCTCATTTGGCTTGATTCCTCGCTCGTTCTACGGACCATTCCTTTGTTCATGTACTTGAACGCTAAGACCATGGGCAACTCGTAGTAAAGCCATTGAATCATTGCAGGCTGAATGTAGTCCTCCAGCAGCGTTTGGTTGAGTGCAGAGGTTGAACCGCTGACCACTTGGCTGACGAGTTCCCCGTACAACGGAGAGCCAACGATGGGCTGAATCCGCATCTCCTGCACCTTGACAACCGTTGGACGGATTTGCGTGTAGGATACGTTCTCGTTTATGATGCTATTGTCGAGTAGCGTTTCTTCGCTTATAAAGAGTGCCTTCATGCCTTGCTGATTTTATTGCCTTTGCGGATTACCAACTGCTGCTCCCATACGTGCCTGCATTGGGGGCGATTCACTCCGCTCGGTGTGTGATACCAACCGCCCCTCCTGTTCCAAACCGAGTAGCCCATGATCGCAGAAATCCCGTCGATGTCCTCCCTCGTGTAGACCTTGCCCTGCCCGGCCAAGTCAAGCATGACCTTGCAGAACTCACGGCTGGAGCCTTTGTCTTTGTTGCTGAAACCTGTCGCCCATGCGTACTTGTAGCGGACCTCCAGTACAGGCTCTGCAACTTCCTTGACATTCTTGGGAAGGTTCTGCTCGGCTATCTTGTCCACGGCCCTGCTGATAGGGTAGCGGTCTTTGGTAATCAAGTAGGCGACTCGCTTGGCGACCTTCGCCTTGCTGACCCCGAACTCCTTTGCCATTTCTTCAACGCTGGCATCCCGGTTCTTCTTGCGGTAGGCTTCAATCTTCTTGTCCAGTTCGACCTCTTCTTCGCCCAGTTCGGCAAAGGCCAAGCGGATGTTTTCGTCTATGTTTGTATCGAACCGCATCGGCTTGGAGTGCATGACATGGTAATCGTCTGCATGGCATCCGAACTTACTTGCAACCACCTCCAAGACTTTAAATTCTTCATCGCCCCATCCGTAGTCCTCGTCATCATCGGGTTCGCTGAACTCTTGGGACTGAACGCCCAGCATCGTGTCAATCTCTTGGGATGACAAACCGAAGCCTGCTGATAGCATGGTCCGAGCCATTTCAAGAGTGATTTTCTCCTGCATGTACTGACGCACGATTCGCATCAGGTTTTGGTACTCACGGCCCGATAACTTCTTGATGTTGTCGTTGCTCTGCAAGGCTTCCACGGATTGCGGTTGCTCGTCGGGTTGGGGATTAGGTCCAACCACGTCGGCAGGTTTCTCAAGCGGTTGCAGACCTGCCTTCTCACGCAATTCGTCTTGGGTCATTATCTGCAAGAGAGCCTGTTCGCTTAGTCGCTCCGTGATAGGCTCTACGGGGATAAGTTCCATACCTTCCACTCCATTGAAGGAGCCGAGGTAGTTAATCATCCGCTCCACTTTGCGTACCCGGTCGTTGACGTAGGTCGCCTTGAATAGTTCGTAAGCCTCGACCAATTCGTTGCGACCACCCAATTGGCCCTCGGTCTTCACCCCGAATAGCATGGGGTTGGTTACACGATGGGCAATGAATATCTCCTGCTGAATGGCTTTGTTCAGTATCTCGAACTGCTTGTCCATATCGCTCGGAGTGAGCGGTTCCAAAGTCGGAGCCTTTGCAGCATCGTCGTTGAAGGTTACAACAAAGCGACCAGCGTTGTCGGTTCCCGAAAACTTGCGTTTGATTTGCCTTTCGATGTCGCCCTGTTCTTCAGGTGTAGGAATCCCGTTGTTAAAGTTTATCAAGTAACCGCCCCAAAAGTTGTTGCGGAGGTTGTTGTTGTGGAAGTTCGCCACTTGCACGTCTGCCTCAATCCAAGCATTGCCTCCAATGTATTCGGGGAGAGGATAGTGCTTCACGCCTGCAGCATAGACCCTGTAATAAAACAACTGCTTTCCGAGGCGATTCTCCGGGTCGAAGGCAGGAATCTTCTCGATGTCGCCCACCTTGGGGAACAACTGCATCATGTCGTCGTTGTACCAGTCAGCCACCTGAAACATCTTCTCCTCTTTGTCAACCCGGATTTTCTCAAATGGGACGTGCTCCATCTTGGCGATGGTTCCCAACTTGGACCAAGTAACCGCAACCGCAAAGCCGTTGAAAATCTCTAAGTCAAGGACCAGTTTCTCCGTGATGTCGTTTAGATCCTCCGTGCTGGAAAGTCCGTCGAAGAACTTGATGAAGCGGGCCTCTTGCTCCACGGTCAGGTTGTCGCCTGCCTGCCATCCACCGCCCATGATGTAGTTCACCTTGCCGTTTACAATAGCGTTGTGCTTTGACGACCTGCGATAGTTGTCCAGCAGGTAGTAAGGGTATTCGTTCGCAAAGCCATAGGTGATGTATTTGCCGGAGCGGTTCTCCAGCATGACGGGGACCTTATGCTCTATCCCAAGCCATTGGGTAAAGTGTTGAGTAGATTTATTACTCATAGCGTATGAACTGTGAATGAAAGGGCTGAAATTGCAATACTTCCACCATCGCTTACGGCATTGATGTAGATGGTAAACTCATCGTTGACCGCACCTTGCAATACGGTTTCCGCAAAAACTGCATGTCCGTTATTGTGGCTCGTTGTAATCTCGGTCATTGACTGGTCAATCGTTGTGCCGTTCTTGGCAATGTAGACTTTGATTTGGTTGCCGTTGCCCTGCGCAAAGACCATAGACGTAGCAATGCGAAGGGCTGCACCCGTTGTGCCTGTGTAGGTGATGGCGGTGGTGGTTCTTGTGAAATTGTAGGTTGACAGTAAACCGCTTTTGAGTGGGGTTGTCAACTTAACGGCCTGCCCTTGCGTCGGGGTAAAGTTTTTGGGTTCGTCAAGGTAAAGGTTCGCAAAGCCCCGTTCCCGGTCAAGCGTTGCGGTGTCAGCAAGGTCGTCGAATAGACCGCCTACACGGGATGCGGTGTTCGCCCCGGCAGCGGTTTCGGCGGCGATGGTTGCAGCACTCGTTTGGAGTTGCGTTCTTGTTTGTACGCTCATTATGCGAAAGTTGAGTCAAAGGTGGAATCAAAGACACCCTCATCGGATGCCCCAAAGACGGTGTACTGGATGGAATTGGCGTAGGTGTTGAAGCCTACCGTTGCGGTTTGTACAAATGCCAAGCCCGTTTCAACGACCGCCAAAGCAGCGGCAACCGTGCTATTGGTATCGTAAACTTCATACTTATAGGAACCCGTTTCAATCGAACCCACGGTAAGCGAAAATTGGTCATAGCGGTTGGTATAGTTGGAAAGGTTGGCTGATTTCAGCAGGGTGAAATCGGTCGTGGTGTTCTTGGCAATGCTCGTAAGTCGCAAGATGTAGCGGTCCCCGGTACTGGCTCGCTCGGTCCAAGTAACCGTCAGGGTGTTGGTCGTATTGGGGTTCAGGTAAAGCATCTGCTTGTAAATGTGCGATGCCCCCGAATTTCACAATTTGCGCCCAATCTGCCTGTATAGTTCGGCCCGCTTCTTGGCGGTTTCAGCCACGTTGAACTGCTTCTTGATGTCCCTCGTGAGGTTGTCAGCCAAGCCTTTGCGCAGGTCGGGGTCAAGAATCAA